TAGTTCAATCACAGATGAAGACATCAGCGAAGCCGAGGAACAGGAAAAGAACGCTCCGCCGCCTGGTGATATGGACTTGCCTGAGATTCCTACCATGCCGAAACAGACTGGAGACTCGGCGAGCGCGCTGGAATGGATCCGCAAACGCATCCGAGGAAAACAAGCATGAGCAAAGTCAATCGTATTGCCGATAGAGCCACGTTACTGATGGCTCCCTTGATGCTGAAGCTGACCGCAGAAGACTTCCCGCAAGAAAAGCGCGCGGAATTGCGCGACGCGATGATCAAAGCTTGCGTCAAAACGGCAAGCCTCATCGAACGCGAAGCCGAGCGCAGATTTGGCGACAACGACGAAGACGCCGACTCGGACGACTATAAGCGCTATCAAGCCGCCTAAGATGACTCTCACCCTTGACCGCAAGCGCGATCGCAACCCGGTCAAGACGCGAGGCGCAGAGCTTCGGTATGGCTCGCAGCTAAGGAAGGTCGCGCGGCAGGTGGGCGCGATCATCCAGCCATTCACGCCTGGCGACATGTCGCAGGTGCCGACCATCGAGCACTTGCTAAATACCTATGCCGACATGCTCAAGGGCTGGGCGACGCAGACCGCCAGCAACATGCTGATGGACGTCGCGCTGCGGGATGAGCAGACGTGGAAGACGCTGGCCAAAGACCTGTCGGCTGGCCTGCGGCAGGAGATCCGCAGCGCGCCTACGGGCGCCGTGATGCGCGCCTTGCTGGCTGAGCAGGTTGATCTGATCCAGAGCATCCCCAAAGAGGCGGCTCAGCGTGTGCATCGGCTCACGCTCGAAGGTCTTGAAGACAGCACGCGATTCACTGAGATCGCCAAAGAGATACGGAACTCGACTGGTGTCGCGGAGTCGCGAGCGATCTTGATAGCTCGCAGTGAGGTTTCGCGTACAGCCACTACGCTGACGCAAGCTAGAGCGGAGTCTATCGATAGCCCTGGCTATTTCTTCACGACATCGCATGACGGGACCGTAAGACCGTCGCATAAGGCGATGGATGGGAAATTCGTGGCGTGGAACGATCCGCCAACACTTGACGGCATGACCGGCCACGCGGGATGTTTTCCAAATTGCCGATGTTTTTGTACCGTCGTGCTGCCCAAATAAGAAGGATGACGTACAATGGGCGAGGCCCCGACGTGTTATCAGCACGACGAGGCCTCTAACCAAACCCCTACCTGTTACGAGGTGAGCGGCATGGCTGACGCCATTGTATCGCAGTTCCCCATTGTTACCCGAGCCGAGGCCGAGGCGTCTGGCATGAAGCGGTATTTCACTGGGTTGTCATGCATTGCTGGGCACGTGAATGAGCGCTACGTTTGCAATAATCGATGCGTCACATGTGACAGAATTCGCCAAGATGAGCGCAAAGCAAAGCGGGTGAAGCAAGACCCGGCTCTGACGGCAAAGCGCAAGGCCGATGCACTTAGGATGGGCCGGGAAAAGCAGGCTCAACTCAGAAAGCTAAAGCCGATGACTGCCCGCCAAGCGGCAGAGGAAGCCGGAGAAAGCCAATACTTTACTGGCGTACCATGCAAAAATGGGCATGTCGGGAATCGCTTCACTGGGAGCGGCACATGTATGCAGTGCGCATACGAGAGAGCGAGAAGTAGAAAAGAGGAAAACACTGCATACGCAGCGCAATGGCGCGCGGCAAATCCAGGCAAGGTTGCCGAAGTACTAAGGCGCCATCGAGAGAAAAATAAGAAGGTATTGCTTGAGCGGGCACGAGTCGCCTACGCTAAAGACCCGATAAAGAACCGCGCCAGAACGAAGCGCTGGCGCGAAAGAAATCCTGACGGCATGCGCGCTCATGCAATGACGAGATGGGCTCTGAAGAAGGGATCGTCAGGTAGCTATACCGCCGAAGACGTCCAAGACCTTCTCAAGAAGCAAAAAGGCAAGTGCATTAACTGCCGATGCGACGTGCGCAAGGAATACCACGTTGACCACATCAAGCCCCTTTCGCGCGGTGGTCCGAACATCAAAGAAAATCTTCAGATTCTGTGCCCGACGTGCAATATCAAAAAGCACGCTAAAGACCCCATCGACTGGGCGCAAGAGAACGGTCGATTGCTGTAATCCCGCCCCGCCCCACACCAAGCCCCGCACAGTCGGGGCTTTTTTATTGCCAATTCCATGTCAGACGCCTGCCAGTGCACCGCATGCGTGAGCAAGCGCTCGCCTACGAAAGACGGGATTACCTCAAGCGGCATCCTGACTTCAGAGAAACTGGGTCCGAAGCAATCGCTCACAAAAAATGGCTTTCTGCTCTGCGAAGAAGTGCCGATTGCTCGCATTGGCCTGCAGGATTACGCCGCGATCGAGTTGCCCGATGTAGAAGACAAAGACGGTGTGGTTCAGGTCGAGCGCCATGAGGACGATGTATTTGATCCTGAGTCGATGGCCTCTTTCGAGGGCGTGCCGGTCACGGTTGAACACCCGAACGATCCTGTCACTCCATCGAACTGGATCGTCTACGCAAAAGGCATTGCATTCAACATCCGCCGCGGCGAAGGGGAAATGAGCGATTTCCTCCTGGCCGATCTCCTGGTGATGGACAGGACCGCGATTCACGATGTGCAGACCAAGCGTCTACGCGAAATCAGCAACGGATACGACGCTGAATATAAACAGATTGCTCCCGGACGCGCTCGACAGACGTCGATCGTCGGGAACCACGTAGCACTACTGTCAGGCTCCGCCAGATGCGGCGAAGCATGTTCGGTGCAGGACTCAAAACCACCCTCCCTAGGAGATTTCCCCATGGCTGTTAAGAACGGCGCCGACTCCCTCCGGGATAAGTTGCGCAAACTGTTTATGACGCGCGACTCGGATGCCTTCGAGAAAACGCTGTCGGAAGAAGTGAAGGACGAAGACGGCATGGATAAAAACATGCCCGACATTCACATCCATATGCCGGGTGTCGAGAAGCCGAACGCCGATGAGCCGACGAAAGACGAACCCACCGACGATCCGATGGCGAAATGCATGGCTGCCATCGAATCGGTAGCGCAGGCAGTTTCCGCGATTGGTGATCGTGTGGCAAAGCTGGAAAAGCCTGCTACGTCTGACGAAGATCCGGCGACCGATCCGGCAGACGATCCTGACGCTGATCCCGCTACCACCGACGAAGATCCGGATCCGAAAGACCCGAAGTCGACCAAGGATTCCGCCTCGTTCAAGGATGAATTCCAGGACGCCAGGGCGCGGGCCGAGATCCTCGCCCCCGGCGTGAAGCTGCCGACGTTCGACGCCAAGCTGGACGCCAAGAAGACATCGGATGCGATCTGCGTACTGCGCCGTCGCGCCTTGCGCACTGCCCTCACCAACGACAACGCGTCGCTGGTGAAAAGCATCGTAGGCGATGCTGATGTGGCGAAGATGCCTTGCGGGATTGCCGCGATGGCCTTCAACGCAGCATCTGAGCTCGTCAAGCAGAAGAACATGGCATCGAAGACCGTCACCACTGACGCGAAGCCTGAGCCGAAGAAAGACCTCAACCAGATCCACGCCGATTTTTGGGCGAACCGTAAGTAAGGAGCCGACATGCCCTCGTTGCAAGCTTATACATTCCGCATGCCGGCTGGTTTTGCCGGTGATCTTCAGCGTGCTGAAGTAGCGACTATCGAAACCCAACTCATCAGCACTGCTGCGCCGCCGACCGTGTTTGGCGTCGCCGTGAAACTGGTTTCGGGTGCGATTCAGCCGATTAACCTTGCTGGCGACACCGCCGCACTGGTCTACGGTATCAACCTGCGCCCTTACCCGATCCAGGGTAACGGCACCGATCCGCTCGGCACATCGACGCCGCCGGTTTCGGGCGTGACTGACATCCTGAAGCGCGGTTACGTGAACGTGTCGCTGGGCGGCACGACTGCCGCAGCCAAGGGCGGTCTCGTCTACGTTCGTGTGGCGAATCCGGCATCTGGCAAGCCGCTCGGTGGCTTCGAAGCTGCTTCGGATACCACGAACACCGTCGTCCTTCCGGCGAATACGTACTTCACCGGCCCTGCCGATGCGTACGGAATTTGCGAAATCGCATTCAATATTTGAATCCCCGGCGCCTAACAGCGCACCTCAGAGATCCGCTTAGGCGGGTTTTCGCATTTCTGGAGCATCAATAAATGGACATGTCTGTTCAAAAATTCCTCAAGCGCCGGGAAATCGCTGAAGCGTCGCGGAAAGCAATCCGCCGCTTCACGACCGACGAACAATTCACCTACGACCGCGCAACGGTCGACTCGACAGGCGTGTTCCTGGTCGGGCAGCTCGAACGTCTGGATCAGACGCTCAATGAGCCGCTGGTTGAATTCACCTGGTCGCGCGACATCGAGATTCGTACCGATGTTTCGCCGGCTGACGAAATCGCGTCGTGGACGAACTCCGCGTTCGCGATGTCAGGCGGTATCAATCCGGGCGGCCTGAACTGGATCTCCAACGAAGGGAATGCACTCGCCGGCCCGTCGCTGGATATCGGCAAGACGCCGCAGCCGATGCGCCTGTGGGGTGCTGAAGTCAAGTACACGGTGCCCGAACTGGTGAAAGCCCAGAAGCTCGGCATGCCGGTGGACGCGCAGAAGGTCGAAGGCATGAACCTCAAGCGCAACATGGACCTGGACAACATCGTCTATTTCGGCGATTCGTCCGTCGGCTTCACCGGCCTGGTGAACTCGAATTCGCTGGTCGGTGGATTCCAGAACGTCGCAAACGGCGCTGCTGGTACGCCGCAGTGGACCACCAAGACGGCCCTCGAAATCCTGAAGGACGTCAACGAAATTCTGACGACCACCTGGATGAATTCGGGCTGGAAGGTGCTGCCAGATACGCTCCTGGTGCCGCCGGCACAGCTTGGATTTATCGCAAGCCAACCGGTCAACACCGCTGCACAGAAGACCATTCTCGCGTACATCATCGAGAACAACATCTGCGCACAACAAGGTCAGAAGCTGAACATCCTGCCGCTGAAGTGGTTGATTGGCGCCGGCGTGGGCGGCACACCGGGCACGATCGGCAACGACCGTATGGTCGCGTACAACAAGAGCAAGAAGTACGTCCAGTACCCGATGACGGAACTGCAGCGTACACCGCTCGAGTATCGCTCGCTCTTTCAGATCACTACTTACTGGGCACGCTTCGGTCAGGTCGAGTTCCGCTACAACACGACTTTGTCCTACCGCGACAACATCTGAGCGGTTGCCGGGAGTCGTTGTAATATAGACCTCTCCCGGCTGTTCTCCGGAGCAAACTATGACCCGAATCGCCAATCAGGACTTCACCCTGACCCGCGACGACTGCCGGCCGCTTCCGTTTGTGGCTGGAGAGGAAATCCCCGCTGAGTACGAATCGCACTGGTGGGTATTGCTGCACAGTGACGAAACCGCAGTTTCAGAGTCGGTTGTAGTCGAAGAAAAACGCAAGCCAGGTCGACCGGCGAAAGCATGACAACCCTTACTCCATCCCAGTTCCGGTCTGACTTTCCGGAGTTCGCCAACACGGCGATCTATTCCGATGCGCTGGTCCAGATGTGGCTGACTGTCGCGGCTTCGCTGGTCAATGGCGCGCGGTGGATGGAGTTGACCAACATCGGTCTCGAGCTGGTGACGGCACATCATCTGGTGCTGTCACTGCGGGACCAGACCGCGGCGTCTGTAGGTGGCGTTCCCGGCCTCATGACTGGCCCGACCTCGGCGAAGTCCGTCGATAAGGTCAGCACGAGTTACGACACGGGCGCCGCGACGCTGGATGGCGCAGGCTTTTTTGCATTGACATCGTATGGCATTCGCTTCCTGACGCTGGCCCGCATGATGGGTGCTGGTGGGATGCAGGTCTGACCGAGGTTCATATGAAGTCCGGCGCTACGATGACGGCCGACAAGATGGCAGCGCTCATCCGGTCAATCACTAAACTTGCGCAAAAGGATGTGCTGATCGGCATTCCCGATAGCGCGCCCGAGCGTGACGACACGCCGATGACGAATGCGCAGATTGGCTACGTCATGGAAACCGGTTCGCCGGCCCATAACGTGCCCGCCAGACCGTTTCTGGTTCCTGGCGTGCAGGATGTGCAGGCTGAATGCGCTGAGCGTCTGAAACAGGGCGCCACGGCTGCGCTGGAAGGCAATGATTCGGGCGCCATGCGCGCCTTGACGACGGCCGGCCTGATTGCAGAGGCATCCGTCAAGCAGAAGATCGGCAGCAACATCCCGCCCGCACTCTCACCCGAAACGATTCGCAACCGGCGAAGAAGCCGGCAGACGCAAAGCATGCGCAAGAGCGAGAAGGATTATCTGAAGGCGGTTGCCGATGGGGTTGATCCTGCGCAAGCCCAGACGGCGACCGGCATCATCCCGCTTGTGAATACTGGCAGCATGCGCAACTCGGTTACTAGCCTGGTGCGCGACAAGAAGTAAATCGCCTCACACCCATACTGAGCCCCGATTCGTCGGGGCTTTTTCATTTCAAGGTCGCAAATGGCCCTCCCTGATTTCGTTTTCACTGGCGAAGCAGTGCTTTCCGCCAGCGGCACGTCTGCGACCGTTACGGTTCCTGCGACTGGTACGCCGACCCAGGTCATCGTGACAAATCTCGGACCCGCTGTCGCTTTCATTGGCTACGGTGCGTCTGTCACGGTTGCTACTGGTCATCCTGTTTTGCCGAATGTGCCGGTGGTGATGAACCTGAATTCAAACACGGCTATCGCTGCGATCACGACGGGTGATCCCGCTTCGCTCCGCATTACTGCCGCCAAGTAACCATGCCGCTCCTCGACGTCTCTGAAATTTTGCTAGATCCGGATTTCGTGGACAGCCTTGTCTGTATGCGCAACACACAGACGGTCGACGACAACGGGATTGCCACAGATACGCCGACCACGACTCCGTTCTATGGCGTGGTGACTAATAACACAGGCGACCTGTTGATGCGCCTGGCTGAAGGGTCGCGTATCACTGGCTCTATCACCGTGCACAGCCAGTTCAACCTGATAGCCGGCAACGACGGAATCGATGCCGACATCGTGACGTGGAATGGCCGGCAATACACCGTCACTAACGTAGGCGACTGGTCCCGGTTCGGGATTGGCTTTACTGCAACAAACTGCGAACTGATTCCGCTGACAGGTGGCTCGAGTGGGCAATGATTCGACGACGCCGGGATATTTGGTCCCGACAGCGCCTTCGCCTCCACTTGAGGATGCCGATCTTGATGCGGTGTTCCAGCAGATGGTTGTGGGCCTGACCGGTCTGCCGGGAAATCTGGTACGCCCTCGCTGGCAGCCGACTGTGCCGCAGCAACCAGAGCCCTCGGTCAACTGGTGCGCGATCGGCGTCACGTCAAGCGATGCTGATGCAAACCCGGCAATGATCCATAACGGTTCGGGCGACGGTTCCGATATCCTGCAGCGCAATGAAATCCTGACGGTGCTGCTGAGTTTCTACGGGCCGAATGCAAGCGCCAATGCTGCGCAGGCTCGTGACGGTATTTACGTGT